CCTGTCTTTGAAAGGGAATCAGATGCGGTACGCTATGAGCTCCTTGATAACAGAAGTACCTGCCTGGAGTCTGACATAGTACCCCCCGAGCCAGCCCTCCCAGAATCTCCCCCACCATTTGATCAAGCTACCATGATTTCTGAAATCACAGCGTTAGTTACTTCAAATGTTTTGGCGGGATTGAAGTCTAGGAATGAGGCGGATTTTCGGAAGTGGGAAATGAATCAGACACCAATTTCCCAGAAGGAAAATGGTGGTCAGCCATCTACGACTGGGAAGAAAAGGAGGAGGAATCGATCGAAGGGGCCCAAGAAACTGGGTTCTACGAAAAGTTCGCCTATTGTGGGAAATGTAAAATCAGGAGCCCAGGAGCAGCCTATCCAAAAGATTCAGTCTATGTTAAAAGACTTGAAGACCTTGGAATCTACCCTGAAGAAGCCGCAAGCTGGAGCTTCCCCCCTCGTAGCTATGGAGCCGAGAAACGTTCTCTCGTTGCCCACAGTAGTAGATTTATCTACTCTAGCGGCCCTAACGACACGGTTCTCGGACGAACAATTGCTGATGTATGTTGCTTGTATCCAAAGCCCCGCTTATGTGGATATATGTCAGTACTTGAAGAAACCGGCTTTGTTAGTTCTGAATATTTGTATTGCTGCCTCAATTTTATCGCTCTCAGAAGAGTTAAGGGAAACTCCGATCCTGGAATCCCTTGGAAAACTTTTGGTAAGCATAAGGAGTCGGTCCTCGAACTCTGTGGGGACCTCGTCTTTAGCGAGGTTGCTCTTCGTCTTAAACTCCTCCTATCTACCGACCTTCGGCGCTCGGGGTTAGGAGCTAAGGACTTAGTTCGACTTGGTTTCTGTGATCCAGTGAGGTTGTTCATCAAGAAGGAACCTCATAAGAAATCCAAGATTGCGGATGGATTCTTTCGGCTTATTTCTAACGTTTCTTTGTGCGATGAATTAATAGATAGATTAATTATGGGGGCTCAAAATGAGCTTGAGATCGACAACTGGTTAGATATCCCTTCTAA